GTGTGTGTAGTAGATGTTAAAGGAGTTAGTAGAAAGTGTATTAGTTAAAGAGTTAGAGTTAGAGGTAGGCGGTTTAGAGTTAAAGTGTTTAAGTTGTGGTGGAATAAGGTTTAGGAGTTATGGTGTATCAAAAATTGGTGGAGTAGAGATGTTAGGTTATCGTTGTGTGTTATGTAATCGTGGAATAGCGTTAGATAGAAGTATGTGCGATATAGTAGAGAAAGAGCAAGATATAGTATGTCAAGATGGTTTAAAATAATTGTTTAAAAATAAAGCAGTTTACAAAACCGGTATAAATGTGTTAAAATAAAATATATAAGAATAATTTTGAATAAAAGTGCTATGTTTTAGCGTAAAAGAGATAAAAAGCATATAATTTTAAGGAAAAAGGGGGTAAAAACGATGGAAAACAAACACGAATATAAGCGTATAACAGATATGCCAGAGCAAGAACAAGTCAGCATAAAAGAGTATGCGATGAACCCCCGTAGATACCAAAACGCTTTAATAGAGAGCCAAGACGGGTTGCCAAAAAGCATATTAGGATTAGATGAGATAAGTATGCGACAACTCATAAACTATACAACAAAAAACAAGTGTGAGTTTACAGGACAACTTACATATTTAGATAAAGTAGTATCATTTATCAATAGTGGAGCATATCCACAAGAATACTTAAATAAAGTCTTTGGTCGTAGATATAAAGTTAAGAATAGAAAGACAACCAAAGGCAGTAATGATAAGTTAGGTAAATATGATGAAACGATAGAGGAGCAAGAGATTGAATATTACATAAGAAATAAAAACGAATATGCTAAAATACAGATAGATGCTTTACAAAATTGGGAAATTAAAAAATTGGGTGTTGCTATTGAGGAGTATTTGTCTTTTTCTTTTGGTAAGTTGAATAAAGAGTTTATAGAACACGCAATTTTAATGGGAATAAAAAATACACAAGATGAGAGTATTAAATTAAGATATATTAAAGAGGGAATAAATGTGTTAGGTATGAATAAAGGTAGCAATAACTTAACACAAGTCAATGTTTATACAGAGGGAGGCGGAAAAGGTTTAGGTGCTAAAATAAGCGAAACAACCGGAAACGATAACTTTGTATTGATGAACGATGATAATGATGTTGAAAGCGATAGTGAGTAGTTATGAATAACAATAATTATTATAAAAAAGGTATTGATATAAGAAAAACTACTGATAAATATAAACCACTAACCGATGAAGAAGCATTGTTATTAGCCAATGATGTTTATGATAACTATATTGATAATCAAGAATTATTTGAAGACTTAAAACAAGTATTAAACCCTGATATAACCGAATATAGTTCAAGTAATAGAAAACCACCTAACTTTGTAAATGGTTATTTAGACAAACCCTTTTTAGAGGGTGGAGTGCCAACAAGAAAGAAAGATAGAGAACTCTACGAAGCAATAATGAGTGGCAATTACAAGTTTGTAGAGATAGAGGGTGGCGTTCGTGGTGGTAAAGATGTTATCGGTTTATATAGTTGGAGCAAGTATTTAATGACTTGTAAAGAAAAACAACATTTAGCGATAGGTAGTAGTTTAGAGCATGTATTAAGGACTGTCTTAATGTCGCACGGCTTTGGGTTATGGAATAATATACCACACGGAAGATTTATTAGAGAAAGTGTAAGTGGAGCACAGCGTGGAGTATATAAGTTTCAAGATATATATGGTAGAGAAAAAGAGATATTATTTTATGGTAATGAAAAAGAAAACGATGGGAATAAGTTTCAGGGGTTTACATTAGGTTCTGTCTATGTAAATGAAACACTAAACCAACACATAAAAGGGTTAGACCAAGCATTATCAAGAATAGGGACTTCAAGTGCTCCATTATTCATAATGACACAAAACCCGGAGGGACAAAACGCACCATTTTATTTAGAGTTTGAAAAACCAAAACTGATGGAAGAAAGCGAAATTAAAAGAATAGAACTATTGAGAGATTTATATAAAGATAGTTTTGAAGTAATAGAAAAAAGATTAAAGTTCGGCCACGAGGATATAGCAACAAGAGAAAGGCTGCTAAATGAAAAAGGGGTTAGATGGCGTGAATTAGAAAAACAAGAGGTTTTAAAGCAATTTTTAGCGATAAAAGGAAAGTCGCATTTTAGATTTTTAGATACAAAAGACCAAATTGCGATACAAGAAAAGTTGTTAGAAATAAACTTCAAGTATGATGCCAAAATTAGAGATATACCAACGCAGTTTTTTGATGAATACTTGTCAAAAGATGACCCATTATACAATTTAAGTATGAAAAAGATTATAAGTTTTAATCGTGGAGAACCTAATGTAAATGGAATTATTAACTCATATAATTTTTACTACGCACATTATACAGTAGATGATAATATGTCTATGAGTGATATGCAAAAAAATGAGTTTAAGCAAAGTTATAGTGAGGGTAGTTCATATCATGACCAAAAAGTTTTAGGGTTAAGGCGTTCAACAGAGGGTGCTGTATATGCTTCATTTAATCAAGAAAATATGATATATGGTAGTCTTATGGATTATGATTGGAGTGGAAAACAAAGAATATTTACAATAGATCCGGGCTTTAATGATCCAACCGGAATTACAGAGAAAGGTTTTGATCCTATAAATGGCACTCTTGACTATTTGACAAATAGACTTATTGATTTTAATATAGAATATGTATATAAAAAGTCTTTGGATGTAATTTATGATGAGTTATTAAAAATGATAAGAGCACCACACGGAAATAATAGGCGAGTAGATGCTATTATAGTAGATCCATCTAAACCTGAATTGATAAGTTATTTAGAAAATAAAGGTTGGTATGTGTTAGCAGCCAATAACAGAAATTGGACTGTTAGCAGAAAAGAAAAAGAGACAAGCGAAGAGATAACGCCAAGAGAATTAAGGGGTATCCCACTTGCTTCAACTGCAGTAGATAAAAGAAAGATAAAAGTTCACGAGGGTTGCGTAGAATTATTAAAACAAATACACTCATATACTTATGATATGATAGAGGATAAAAACGCAAGTAATGATGATTTAGTAGTTCATTTAAAATATGATGTAAACACACTAAATATAACACCTATGATGTGGACTGATGCTGACTTAATAGAACAAGAAAAAAAGGAGGGTAAAGATGAAAAACAAAGACTTTACCGAAATGGCAACGAGGAAAATATTGAACGGCACTTGGCGAGGAAAATTGCCAAAGCATTTAGCCCATTTGAAGCCTTTGAAGAAAGAGAACAAGACAACGAAGAAACAAACTTCTTTAACTACGGAGATTTTTTCATTAACTGAAACCGCTGAAAAAGAAGCAGTTGCCGAAGTGTTAGGACACAAAAACGGAATTACCGAAGTTGATGCTGTTATATCATATTTTCAATCAACAGGTTTATTAAAGTCAGGGAATTTATTAAGGCCACCAGAAGCAACCGATAATATATTTTTTGATACATCGGTATTACAAGATAATGCGGTTATAGGTTATGGAGATGTTAGTAAAGTTCGTTTAGCCTATAATGGAACAAGACAAATAACATTTAATGTAAGACAATTAGACCTTTTAATAAGAAATAATCCACATATAAAAAATGCGATAGATTATTTATCTACACTACCTTTAATGAACGGAATAGATATAAACGCACCGGAACAAGAAATGGATAGTATGGAGTTATATAAAGTTAGTGAGGTAGTAAAAAGTTTGTATGTTTCATTAAAAGATGGTTTAAGTAAACATTATACTTATGGAGGTAGCGGTTTACTTATATGGTTAGAAAACGAAACTATTGAGGATTTAGGGAAACCTTTATATAATAGTTCAATTAGAAAAGGAACATTTAAAGGACTGAAACCATTATCAAGATGGTATGGCATTGAACCGGCGATAGAAAAAGGTTTAATTACTGAAATTGGTGCTAATAATAGTATAAATAATGCTATATATCTTGGAACACCTGAATATTATTATATAAATTTAACAGGTGGTTTAGGTGGTTTAGAAAGCGGCGTAGTTAAAAACTATAACAAAACAAATACAGGGCGTATTTTAGTGCATGTAAGTCGTTTAATTATCTTTAATGCTGAATTACCATCGGCGATAGAAACACAAGTAGAGAGATATTGGGGTGCGAGTTTAATAGAAACGATGTATAATAGTCTTGTTAGCGACACAAGATTATGGAACGCAACTCAAAAAACGGCTGAAAAAAACAATTTAGGTATTTTGAAAATTGATGGTTTAGGTTTAGTTGGAACACTAAATAACGCTGTTAGAAATAGAGTAGATAGTAGAATATCGCTTATAAGAGAGGGAAGTTCTTATAAAGTAATTCCTATTGATGCGAAAGATGAATTTAAGTTTGCTAACGCTGTATTAAGTGGGCAAGTTGGAATACTACAAATAAGCGCTGAAAGGTTAGCAGGTGCAGCAAAAGTGCCAAAAAGCGTATTGTTCCCTGATAACAATAGCGAAAAAAACACAAATATACCAACAACATCTATTACAGTAGCAAGAGATATACAAGAAAGGTTATTAAGACCAGCATTTGAAAAGTTGCTACCTGTCATAATTAAAAGTGAGTTAGGGAAACAAGTAAAAGATGTAGTGTTTCAGTTTAACCCAATAGAAACTATGAGTTTGGAAGAAAAGGCAAAGATGTTTAACATTATGACAGAAGGTTTGGAAAAGTTATATAGAATAGGAATTGATAAAGCAAGTATATTAAGTATGTTAGATGATGTAAGAAAAGACCCTATCAATATAGCACAAAACATAAATAAAAACTTTAAAGAATATATTATAAATAAAGCAAAGAATAATGAGTTTGAAACAAAACAAAGCGACCAAATAGAAGTCGCAATAGCCCTTAACCAACTTGGTGGGGTGGCAGGAGTTCATAATCCTGAAAGTGATATAGGCGGCGAAGAGTTCGGTGGCGATAAAAAGACTACTAAAAAACCACTTGAACGAAATGTATTAAATAGAGAAAAAGCAAAAAAACAATAAGGAGGTGGTAAAATTATGAGGATTTATAATAAACATTACATTACAACGGATTTAAAAGACAATAAGGAACTTAATTTAAGGGACGCAGTTAATAGTTTTGAGTATATGGTTAAGTTATCACCAAACATTGAATTGCGTAATGATGGCTATTTAATAGCAAGGAACGCTGTTGTAGGAAATGTCGGCAAATTACAATACAGCGAAAGGGAATTAGGTTGGTCTGGATCTAATAAAAAGGTAAATGTGTTAAGAGAAGCGGAAGATGTCTTTGATGAAGAGAGTTTGAAAAGTTTAGAGGGAGCACCAATTACAATTAAGCACCCAAAAACAAATGTATCAAGTTCAAATGTTAAAGAATTACAACACGGAACAGTGTTAGGAGTGCCAAGAAGAGTTGGCGATAATATGGTTGTGGACTTGGCTTTTCACACAGAAGAAGTAGTAGATTTATTAGCACCGGAAGTTGTAGATGAGAACGGCAATGTAGTTAGAAAATTGAACGAAAAGTTTAGGGACTTGTCGTTAGGATATAAGGCTAAATTAGTTGAAATAGCAAATAATTTATATAAACAAACTGATATAATTTATAACCACTTGGCTCTTGTCCCACAAGGGCGACAAATGAATGCCGCAATAAGAGATGAAAAGAATAATGAGATTGAAAAGGAGGTAATACCAAAAATGAGTTTACTTGACAAATTATTCAAAAAAGGCAAAAGGGTAGAAACTGACCCTAATGGCAAAATAATTATTAGTGAAAAAGAAGAGTTGTTTTTAGATGAAACAGAAGAAGAACAACCTGAAAAGGCAACAGATGAAACACAAGTAGGCAAAGTTGAAACTGAACATAAACCGGCTAAAAAGGAAACAGCCGATGGCAAAGAAAATGAAAATAAAGAAGACAAAGATGTTGAGGACAACGATGCCGAAAGTAAAGAAAATGAAAATAAAGATAGTCAGGAGGAAAATAAAAATATGAAAGATATGAAATATTTTCAAGATGAGTTAGTAAGGCTTAATGCTTTACCTGATAGTCCAATTAAAGTTGCTGCTATCAATAAATTAAATAATGAGTTTTTTGAAACATTCCCAGAACAAAAAGAGGCACAAGCAAAAAAAGAGTTTAAGGATGCTATTGTTCCGGTAAAGTTTAACAATGAAAAAGACCTTACATTAAAAGATGAAAAACCAAAATTAAGATTTAATGAAGTAGCAAAGTTTAAGGATGAGTATTATAGAAAATTAACTGACCCTTTCTCTCATAAAAATTGGAATGAGTTTAACGAACACTTTAACGAGGAAATGAGAAAAGGAAGAAGTATAATGTCAAGAACACAATAATTGAAATTGGAGGAAAAAGAAAATGGCAAGATTATTTACTTATGGAAAATTAAAGAGAGCAGCAACAATTCCGGGCTTACATTTACCGGGAACATATACATCAGCACAAGGCGTTCAGTTTGGAACATCTGCTATTGTAGATGAAGCAGTAGATGTTGAGTTTGGCGAAGTTGTGGCAATCACAGGCGAAACTGACAAAGGCTTAAAAGTTAAAAGAGCAACAAGCACACTTTTAGCAAGTTTAGCCACAGCAGGAGTAGTAGTAAAAGATATTATAGGACAAAGAGAAATTAAAGCAGGTTTTGTTGAGGGAGCAAAGGCAGGAGCAGTAGTTCCTATCACAGTAGTTCCTTTATCAGCACCGAAAGGTTGGGAAATTGTAATTCCTGTTGGAGAAGCAGTAGCAGCAGGAGATCCTGTATTTATCGGTAACGGTAGTAAGACAAGTGCAAAAGCAGGAGCAGGTTATAAAGAACAAAAAGATACCACAGGTTGTTTAGAATTAACAGGTTATGTTTACGCAACTGCATCATACAAACCAACAACAAGCGATAGTTTATGTGCTGTAATTAAGAAAGCATAAAGAATTGGAGGAAATTAAAAATGAAAGAAAGAATAGTTAAGTTTAATAGTCCATTTACATTTAAAGATGGATTAGAAACAGCAAAACAAGAAAAAATTACATTAGATGAAGTATGGTATAATTCACAACTTGCTTTTGAAACTGATAAAGCGGCTGTATCACTAACTGATGCTATGGCTGAATATCACGATGCGATATTAAACGATGGTATTGAGGGCAAATATGCTTATAATGGGTTTACCGTATTAGATGCAAATATCCGCAGACCTTTATTTAACTCGTTTGCGTTTAAGCATGTTCCGCACATCTACGGAGGTGGAGCGGCTGAAACTGATAAAGGTTTTTACCACAAACATCAAGCAGGAAAAGGTAGATTAGCAAGTGGAAACAATAGTAAAATTACTCTTGTTGATTATGATAGCGAAACACTTGAAGCGCCTATTGTTCCAATCACATTAGGTTTAGCAATCGGTATGGTAGATAAAATTAAATACGACCACATCGGTTTTGATATTGTTGAAGCATACCAAACAGCAGTAAATATCTCTTATCAAATAGAGTTAGAGAAGTTTGCTTTTGTAGGACACAAAGGAACAGGCATTAACAACGATGCAGCGAAAGGTTTATTAAACTTTACAAGTGATGATGCTGTTATTACTAATTTAGACACAGACACACGCTTTGCAGGTTTATCAAGCAAAGAATTACAAAAAATGAATACACTTGATTTAATCACTGTGTTTGAAACTGAATATTTAGCGGACTGTGCTGAAAAGGCATATGCTTCTTGGGCTTTAATCAATAAGATTTTATTATTCCCTAATTTATTAGCAAGTTTATCAAAACCTGCGCATATTACATCATCGGGCACTGTATATAGAAGCCAACTTGAATATTTAAAACAAGCATTAAATGAGTTAAGTTTAGGATTTGGTGGCCCTGAAATCACTATTGATAGTGTGCCATATACAAACCCACTTGCTGATTTAGGACAATTTGACCCTATTTTAAATGAACCGGGTTCTAACTCAACAGGTAGAGTTGTAATGTATAGACAAGACCCATACATTATTCGTTCAAGAATTGCGATGGACTTAACACCGGGAGCATTAGTATTAGATATTACTAATAACCAATTAAGAAGAAACTATATCGCATTTATTGGAACACCATTATTATTCTATCCTAAACATATTAGATATATTGATAATGGAACTGAGCCTGCGACTGAACCTGAAAACCAGTAAACATAATATAGTTAAGGGGTTTACATTAGGTTAGAATCCTTATATTGAGTTGGAATAGGTATATAGAAAGAAAATAAATATAATTACAAAGATAATAAAATATATACCTATTCCCTCTTTATTAAGAGTATATAAGCATTTTAATTAAAAAGCCGTTTATATATTGCTAATAGAGAAAATGAAACTACTAAAAAGGGGGAAGTAAAAATGTTTGTAGTTCCAAAAGGTTATGAATATTATATAGATAGTTTAAATTACTATCATTTTCAAGCGATAATACCATTAGCCTATTACAATTATAGGGTTGAAGTAGTATATCCTGTAAGAGATATAGTTGTAGAAGAAGTGCCGAAGCCTAAAATAACGATTAGCGATATTATTGATTGGCTACCGAGTTTAAGAGATTACATAGATGATGAAAACCACACATTACATAATATAGCGAAAATGCTAATAGAAATAGGAAGAAACACGATAGAGTATGGTTTGTGTGGTAGCGACTTACAATTTAAGAGAGTAGTTTCTTTATATGTAGGCCACTATTTAGAGTTTCATTTTGCTGAACTTAAAGATGAAAATTATAAAATGTCTTTACAACCGATAGACAATACAAAAGAAACTGAAGATAAGAAAGTAGAAATATCATACGATAGTTTTATGGGAGAATATAAGAATACGATGTATGGTAGGCATTTTTGGACTTTATACGGACAACACGCAAAGTTTTTAGTCGGTTATAGACCTATTTAATAAAAAGGAGTGTAAAATAAAATGGCAATACCTGAATTAGACTTTTTACAACAACCATTAGTAGATGATATGTTAGATTATGATTATACTAACCATAGATATATACCAACTATAAATGGAGTAAAAAACACGGCCTATTTAGACTTGGTAGTGATATGGGGATCTACTGAAAACGCACAAAGTTATTTAGACTTGTTAAGTCAAGTTGTTTATGATGTTATTTTAAGTAAGGTTGATGGCGATAAGAACAAGAATAAAGTTTTATATTATATAGCACACTCAAAAGAGATGCGAAACTTGATGATTGACATTTTTAAAGATAGCGTTTGGTATAACCAAAGAGATGGTGGGTTTATGTTAGCATATAATAGTGGGGTAAACTTGAACTTGGGTAAGTTTATGGAGTTTGGAATAGATAAAGCCCTATCAGTTATAGCACAACAAAAGATTAAAAATAGTCCATTAGGAAATAGAGTATTAAAGTATAATCTAAACGATTTTCATTACTTTGCTACACTTGATGAATTAAAAACATTTTTAGTAGGTAAAGGAGTAATTGAAAACTCACAACTTGATGAAATAGAAAGTATAGATGATATAAAAAATAATCATTATAGGTATAAAATTAGGGGTTATAATAGTTATGGACTAATTGTAGTAGAGGACTTAAAAACCTATACTGAAAAAATACTCAAAACAATGAAAATATACGATAATTCAGATGGGAGTTGGTAATTATGAGTTATGGTGGCGATTTAACAAATAAAGCCTTAACAGGAACATTACACGGAAAAAACATAAGTGCTTTTTACATAGAACCTAAAAAGGAGTGGGAGTTCGAAAAGGAAGTTGCCGATTTTTCAAATATGAGTGTAAATGAGATTTTAGAACAAATACCTAAAAATTGGAAAGATAATAGCGATAGGTCGTATTGGAAAACAAGAGAAAAAATATTCTTTTCAGCGAAAGATGGGCAAACAAACTCCTATGTAAAGCGTGGGGTTGATGAGATATTAGATGAGTATATGGATAGGCAAGAAACACAACGAAATACTTGGCAAATAGCCACTGATGATCCTATTGATTTTAGGCCGGGTGGGAAAGTTATTGTTTTAGGTAAAGAGTATTTTATATTAAAGGTAATTATAATGCAGACAATAGGAACATACCAAAACAAGTTTACAGTGATGGATACACACCCTGAAAATAGTAGGGGTAGGCTAATAGGAGTAAAAACACTTATATTAGCGTAGAAATAATGTAAGGAGTAGTGTTTATATGGACTTTGTTGTAAATGTAAACGATAAACAATATAATCGTGTAAAACACCTAAATAAAGAATTAGGTATGATACTATGGAACATAGCCGTATTAAACGCACCTTATGATACAGGGAACTTGCGTAGTGCCATATCATTAGCAAGTAATAATAGTAATAATATAAGAATACAATATAGTTTATTAAATGCTAATTATATAAAGTTCTTGGAATATGGTTATGGTCCTGTAAAAAAACATATTGGTTTTATACGAAGTAAGACATTAAGCGATATGGTAGAAGCAATTATAGGATTTATAAAGGTTGATAATCTATATGGTGGGTTATTATCTTTACCGCCATTAGTTGTATTACAAAGAGCCAAAACATTTTTTTGGCAAGAAAATAGAGTGGCACAAAGATTAGATTTTGCTAATAAAAAAATGACTGCTAAGCAAAGACAAAAAATATCACAAATAAGAGAAAGAGCGTGGAAAGCAAGTCAAGGTAGAAAAATACAATTAAGTGTAGGACAAAAAGTGGAAACAACCACAAGAAGCAAATTATCAAAAGCATTTAGTGGTAGAAATGTTATAGGGGGTTTATAAAAAATGAGTAGCAAGATTTCCTTAAAAAATACTGATGTTTTAAGATTTTTACTAAATGAGTTTAATAACACATCTTTTAAAGATAGGATTACTTTTTCAATAGCACAATGGAAAGCAACTCAAAGTCAAGTAGATGGGTTAGATAGTTTACTTATTCAAAGAATAGCCCTAAACAATAAGGATGGTTTTGATGTTTTAGAAACCTTTGATGAAAACACATATACTTTTGATAGCGAAACTTTCGTGCCTATGAATATATCCAATTTTAATGCTGATCCTACAGCGATACCACAGCAAGAAATTAAGGAGGTAGTTTACAATACTACACTTGATTTTTTTGTTTATTTAGATGATGTAAGAGTTCAAGAAGTTATAAACTTGGCTATTGAAGAAGCAAGAGCAAACTTGATACAAAAGCACGGAGTAATTGAAGTTCGTAATTTAGATTTAGACAATAAAGACAATGCCGATAGAATAGTAGAAACATTTAAGTTTATTACTATGGCAGGTGGTATAGAATATGGTGCTATTGTAAATATAAATGGTAAAAACTATATGACTTATCATTTAGATTTAGTGTTATATTTTGTAGATAAAGCGGAGTTTTCTAACCAACAAAGATACAAGTTAGGGGTAGAGAGTTTAAAAGATGAAAACGATAATGTTATTATGTTTGATATTACACCTTATTTACTTGATTGGCATTGGGCTGAAACGATTACTCACGAAAGCACACAATTATTAAATACTTTTAATGTAGATAATACACAAAACGAAAACGAAGTAGTTAGTATCCCTGCTACAACAGGTCGTGCCATATCTTTTACATTACAAATGGACTTTAATTGCCCTATATTAAGAGATTTATATATTAAGAGTAAAAGTAATGATAATAAAGGCAGTGCGAAAGAAAAATACTTTTTAAGAGATGAAACTTTGGAATATGACAATACCTTACAAAAGTTCATATTAAATGAGGATATGAAAATAGAAAGAACATTATATAGGAGTTTTAACCAACCTAATAATGCGTTAAGCAAAGGTGAAAAGATTATATGGTCTTTAACACTAACACCTGCTTATATAGAAAGCGTAGATTAAGGAGTAGTGATATTATATGGCTGATATAAATATTTATTTAAGAAACGCACTTAATGATAAAGAAAATAAAGCGAAATTAGTAAGTGCTAAACGCACAGGGGTAAATGCTGAAAAGTTTAGTGTAGAGCAAAACATAACTCCTGTAAGTGAAGATGATATTATAGATCAAAAACTAAACTCCGTTGGGAAAGTTGCTTCTTCTATTATAGTGGCAACTAAAACAGCACAAAAAACAGTCAATTTTGGAGTGGATATGTGGGAAGCACGAACAGGACAAAGCGTGAGAGCAAGTAATATTAAAGCAACAGGTCGAGCACACACATCTTTTTATCTTAATCAAGTTGTGGCAGGAATAAACTACTATTTAATTGGTAGGCATAGAATAAAAAGACAAAATATGGAATTAGAGTATGGTAGGGAATTATACAATATGAACTATCTTAATAAGAAACAAAGATACTAAAAATAAAACAGAGCAGTAAAAAGGAAAGGTGGAAAAACATAATGCCTTTTGTATATGAGTTTAAAATAAACGGACAAAAGATAGATAATGTAGAGCAAGGTTTTACTACAAAAAGAAAATGGGAAGAAGCATTAGATGAGGCTAAACTTTCTATCCCTTTTTTGACTAATAAAGAGCCAAATAAAATGTATGGGTTATTAGATATTATTATTAAAGAAATAGATAATCATATAGATAAAAATATAATAGATACAAAAACACACCAAATGCTTATTATTAGTGATATGGTTGAGCCAATAGGTAGTTATGGATATTATAGACACCACATAAACGCAATAGAATATACGGCCAAACTTGATACCTATATAATGCCGTGTTTTATCCACTCTTTACAAATTAAAGAAAAAGGACAAGCACCTTTTACAATTACAAACGATAGTAGAATTATAGTTAGTAAAGCAAACCAACCACAATTAGATAAAAACCAAGCAGTAGTTTATGCTGTTATGCCTTATTTATATGTAAATAAAACTTATTATACTAATACAGCGATTAAATTGGGAGTGTTTGAAGCGTGTAAACAAGCAACTATTAAATGGACTAATCAATATGAATATAACGATAGTGCTGTTTATGTAAAAACAAACGCACCTATTAGCAATAATAGGGTTGTTTTATATAGCGAAGCGGGGAGTATGCTTAAAACCGATTGGATTTTACCAAAAGGCACTTGGGAAATTGAGTATGGTTTTGTAGCAAAAGATTTTAGGAAAAGTGATAGCCCTGAAGATAGGATATTAGATGGAACGGATTGTATGGTGTATAAGTTTATAATAGAAGTAATAGATAGTGTAGAGAACACACTATATGATTTATTGATGAGAGTTAGAAAAGCAGTTAGCAAATATGGTGGGCTTGAAAACATAACGAATTTTGATAATACACGCATTTTTGATATTAGTAATGATGATATTGATTACTTAAAGAGCATTAAAGCACCGCAAGTTTTTTTAGATACAGCAACAACAAGACAAATGCTAATTTTCTTATTAAGTTATGTAAATGCTTTACCAAGATTAAGAAAAGGCACAACAAGAGATATTTTAAGTTTAGAACATTATGGGGTAGTTCAGGGGGTATATTCTAAAAAAGATTTAACTGCGATTAGTGGTAGCCAAAACACTAACCAAACAGGAACACAAAGTTACACGCATTTTAGACAGGCACTACCTAACAATTTAGACACACCAACTACCTTTGTTCCAAGTAAAAACGCTTATCAGGGAGTAAGAGCAAGTAGTAATGGAGTTCAATTAACGGATAGCAACTTTGAGTTTCAATTACCGAAAGATAAACCACTTTATAAACCGATTAAGTTTAGTGGAAAGGTTACAACCAAATATACTTTTCAGGGGTTTGATACACCTTTACAAAATAGTTATGAATTAGATTTAGATTTAACAGATAGATTACTAAACATTACTGATTGGGAATTGAGAGATTATACAGGAAATGTGTTAGATATTACAACAACTCCTTTTTGGGCTTTTGATTTAGGTTTAAGACCAAATAGGACAGGAAACTTAAATTGGGCTATGGGGGATACATCAATTAAATTAAGTCAAGTTTATGGTAACAACTATAAAACTAATCTAATTTTCAATGTTATTTTAGAGGCTGTTTATGAGTATTTTGCGCTTAATGTTCCATTCCGCAACACAATAATAAGCACAGGCGATGGCGATAAAGATGTGTTTAGTCCACAAGTAAAAATTGATATTATAACACCAACTAATTCTAACTATAAAGACTTAATGTTTAATTTAGAATATATATCATTAGAAGATTTAATAGTTAAGCAAGAAAAAATAGACACCACACAAATTGATTTTTATAACGATTTAAGACAAAACCAAGATGAAAGCATTTTAAATATCATTCGTGGTAGTAGGAAAGTTTTTGGTAGTCTTCAAATGGTAGGGAATAAACAATACTCATTTAGCAAGATACACTTTTCTCTTGCTGATGTTTATGGTATAGGCACAAAAGATGTAAACGACTATACTATAACCGATATTACATTAGAATATTATAATAATTTTATTGTAGCAACATATTTTATTACTAAACATTATAACAAGATACAACAAGCAACTTTTGTAGATCAAACTTATCGTTGGCGTGATACATACGCTATAAGCGTTGTAGATAGACAAGAACATTATAAAGATTATTTAATGTTAGCACCTTTAAATGAAACAATAAGCAATCAAGCAACCTTACTACCAAGCAATACAAACAAAGACATAAAAAAGATGATATTTTCAAAAGCGTTGGGAATAATTGATTATGATATATTAGGCAAATCAAAAGCAACTGCAGTAGTATTAAAAACTGATGGTATGATAGATTTTTATGGAAGCGAAATAAGCGGCAAACTTTTAGCAACTCCTTTAACAAGTTATGGAGTAAAACAAGCATTATTATTTAAGTTTGGTTTTAGTGATAATCAAGTAGCAGGAGTTAGAATTAAGAAAAACGGCTCATTAGAGTTTAACCAACCTGTAAGATATACGGATAGATATGGTAGATTTAACAATTTATCTTTTGCTATTGTAAACGAACTAAACGATAGTTTTGATAAAGATAATTACCCTATCGTTCATTGTTTTGGGGAAGACCACGCATTATATAATAGTAAAATATATTTTAATACATTTTATCACGATGATACAATAAGCGCAGCGGGTTTAGGCACACATTATTTAATTGTAGATAAAGACACTTTAACTAATTTTAATTTAACATATCAATTAAATGTAATGAGTTATCATATAGGGCAATATGTGTTAGGTTTAAAGTTTTTTACTGAAAACCCTATCGTTGATAATAGCGAAGTAATTGAAAAGGTTTATATATATTCTTATGATAATAACGATTATTACAATGATTATGAAGATTTATATATAAAAGATGGCTATTATAGTAAAGTGGAATTAAAAACAAATTGCGATGATGCTAACTTTACTTTTGATGGAGAAAGTTTTATAGCGACTATCACGATACCAAGCGGAAAAACACTCACTAATTGGGCGATAGGCACAAACGATGGCGATTTATTCATCGCTTGTAATGGGGTAGGCGATGAAACACAACCTTACTCCTTTAAGGTAGTCAATTTACATTTTAGACCACAAATAAAAGAGATTGGCAGTGTTGATTATAACGATTAAATAAGGTATAATTACTTTATAAGATAAACATTTTACATAATAAAATAAAACAAATATAGGAGGTATTTTATATTATGGGAAACACAATTAAAGGCAATGTGGGCGAACTTTTTGTTTTAAGCACAGGCGAAATAAAAGAACCAAAAAACCTTGATAAGTTCCACCCTCAAAGTAATGTGAATATTTTAGTAATAAATATTGAGGGGATACCACAAGAGAAAACGATGGCCCAAATCAATTTTGCTCCAACTAATAAAAGTGGTTGGGCTTCAGTATGGTTTCCGCTTAATAGAAAGGGAGTTCTACATCACAAGTTAGAGAATGAAGATGAGTATAGGACTTTCACTCAATACACAATTCAAGTGCCAGAGCCTATCACTACTTTAAACTTAAATAATAGTAGTGCATTAAATGTTGGTATTACTTTTAGGCACATAGGGGGGATTGATTTTTTAGGTGCTTATGAAACAATACAAGATTTAATAGCCGAATATCCACCATATCAAGATTTAAGCGAAACACTTGCGATTGCTTATGTTTATGGAACTACCAATTATGGTTTTTATCAGGTTGTTTTTGATAATGGAGTGTATGTGTGGCAACAAACACCAAGTCCTATCGCACAACTACAAATAAAGCCATATAATATGGGGAATATCCAAATACAAGGTGGTTATGGAACAAGAACTCCTATTCAGTCTATCGCCGATAGTCAATATAACCTTATATGGTTAGAATTAAATACAATAGCAAGTAGATTAGATCACTTTTACGATAAAGAACATATTGATACTGCTTTT